TGACGTAAATGTGAGCATCCCAGGCTAGTTCTTCTGTGCCGGCCTGCACAACGAAAGCGTCTTCAACCTGCTGCAAAGACCATCCGGGGTGCGCGGCCTGAATGGTTGCCCTTGTGTCAAACGTCCAGACGCCGCGGCCAGGGTAAATGTCCGGAAGCGCAGGGCATGTCGTCCATGTGCCTCCGTAGTCGTCAGTGACATAGAGCGTCGGCTTCTGGTCGCCGAATGCTGCCGACCACATCAGTTGCGCGTCAGGCGTCAGGCTTATTGCGCCGGCAGTCGTGTAGGACTCGCCGTCAGCGATCAGCGTCGAAACGTCATAGATATACTCGCTCCAGACGGACGGGGAAGACTCGTAGAGAATCCTTACCCTTGGCTCCTGCCGTAGAGCGCCATCGGTGCGCGTCGTGAACCAAGCTCCTGACTGCAAGATGATCGGCGTGTTTTGGTAAAACGCGCTCACAAACCCGCTGTAATCCGCCTTCGTTTCATAGATGTCATACAGATGGGTTGACTGAATCAGGACATTGTTTGATGGCCTTCCCGAGCGAGTCTTCGAGTAGCTATACAGGTAGTATCCAGCGATCGGATTGTCCAGCTCGGCATCAAGCGCGAACGCCCAGCCGCCGCCAGTCGGAAACAGTGTGCTGGTGTTGTAGGGGTTGTCAAACGTCCCGCGACTGCGAAACTTCTTCCTTGGGCTGTCCGTCGCCTTGACTTGAACATCAGCAGGAGGCGCTGGCCGAGTAAAGCTAAACCACCCATCCTCGACAACCTGTTTCGACTCCACGACGCCTGTTACTTCAGACGTTGGACCCTTCTTGCTCGCGACGAATCCCGGACCAATGGCCGTCAGGAATGGCGCGTCGATTATCTCAAGGTGCCGCGCCTTGGCCTCGCCAACAGGGTTCGGACCGTCGAGAAGCTTAGGGAATTTCATATGACTTGGTGAAGTTTGTCCAGAAGTCTGAAACGGGCGGCGATCCAGTGATTACCTCAATATCAGTGATGACATCGAGCGGATCAGACAACGGAATTGCCACAGTGATCTGTGATAGGTCGTCTGTTTGACCGACGATTGGGCATGACAGAACGTGCGAGCCAGCACCAAGCACAAATACATCGCCGCCTACTGTATTGCCCAGGTCATAAATGACTATTGTGACAGTGTTGGCAACAGCCAAAGTAAGGTGCACTTTGACTTCTGAAACAATAAGCCCTATCTGCCATACTTGCTCAGGGAAACTTACGTTAGTCGCGATGTAAGTTGCATCACCTCCCATGAAATAGTCGATTCCGCCGTCTGTTATAGGGCTTGTCGAACTTAGATCATTTGGCCAAGGATTCAGCCACGGGATGACAGTGAAGGAAATCATCGATTGCGGCGCTTACAGCGTCGGCATGGTGAAGGTGTAGAAGTCGAGCGCTCGATTCACGCCAATGGTGAACACGTTGGTCGCCAGCAGCATTTCGTTCCCCGCGCCAAGCTCGCCTTGGATGCGCGGCTGAGTGGTGGATAGCGTCCCGTCATCACCCACCGCAACGTGGCGGTAGAACGTCCCAGTCCCGGTCGCCACGGGGTCGCCAGCCCATACCTCTGCCGGAGCCTTGGCGATCGTGTCGCCGGTCGCGGTTACATCGAAGCTGATGCCGGCGCCGGTCGAGTTGAGAGAGAAGACACACAAAAGCGTGTTTCCGCCGACCAGTGCAGCATCAGCGGTGGCCGGCACAGCGCCGTCATAGACGTTGATCAGTCCGCCGTCCATTTGCGTCTTGAAGTCGGCGGAATCAAGCATCCCGTTCCGCAGGCCAGTTGATAGTTTCAGTGCCATGTCAGATCCTTAGATAGAGGCAGTTGTGAAGGAGACTTTGACGCGCAGCGTCATGGTGTCATCGGTAACGCGGGGCGCCGCAGTCCGCACGGCAGAGAGCAGCACGCCATTGGTACCGCCCTTGGCCGAAGACGAACTGATGAAGCCGCCGTAAATCGTCTTCGTCGCGTTGAATGCGATGTCGGTTGTGGACGAGAAGTTATTGACCGCTCCGGCAGCCACGGCGCCGAGCGTGAGCGCCTGCCGGGTTGCGCTGTCGTAGGCTGTGCATTCTGTCGCCGCGCCTGGGAAGGTCGCCATCGTGTCCGTGGACAATGGCGTGTAAGCGCCCTCATAGACGCCGACGTACCACGTAGGCACCGCAAGAACGCCCTTCAGCGTCACGCCGAGCATGTGGTTCAGCCCCTCGACAGGCATCAGGTTATGCACTTCTTCTGTGTGCAGAACCTTCCCGGTCGCGCGGTCAATTGTCTCGAAGGTCCAGAGGAACCCCATTTTTGCTACTTCGTTCATAGTGCCGTTTCCTTCCTGATAACCTCGAATTCCATATAAGACGACGCGGCCATTGCGTTTGTCTGCGTGCCGAATAGCGACGACAGCATTTGACGCATTCCGTCTTGCTCTCGATACAGCGATGCGCCAGCGGTTGCCGCATCGACTGCGACAAACTTCTCTTGCACGTTTTCTACTTGCCCGCCAGGAGAGCCGACCACCATCCCACGCTCCGACATCCACCAGACGTTATTGCTGTTCGGCACTTCCGAGTCCGTCCCGAATACTGCCTTGTACGGCAAAGCGGTAGTGATAGCAGCAGACGCCAAGTCGCCGGCAATCCAATAGGTCTTGTCGGCAGAAACGTAGATCCCGCCTTCGCACGGCATAATCATCGTGATGTTTTCAGCGAACGGGATATAGCTCTTGGCCGGGTTGTGCAGCGTCGGCGCAAACAGTTCTGAGTAGTACAGGATGTTGCCGCTGGCGACGATCAGCCGGCCGTCGGCGTAGCGTACAATCTGGCCAGGCGGCATCCTCGACAATAGAATCGTTCTTGCGCGCGAGGCGTTTGATTGTGGCTGAATGGTAATCGACGGCAGCGCAGCGTTCGTTGTCTTGGCAATCCTGAACAGCACATCGCCATTCGGAGGCGATAGATAGACGGCCGTCGAATAGCCGGCAGATACCTGAATGCCGGAGATGGTCAGCGAACCATTTTCCGGAACCGTCACAGATACAGGTTTGAGCGCCCCTGACTCTTCTCCGCTTGGCGCGATGAAGCTGACGGTCGCCTGATAGATGCCTGCCGGCAGAGATCCGCCAGCCGCCGCCGTCAATGTCGGGCTGACGTTTGGCGGTACGATGCCAGCCTTGACCGCCGCAGAAGATCCAGAAAGCTGAAAAAACTCTGCGCCGGTCGAGCAATAGACGACGCCATTGGCGTCAGCGAATGACACCTGTTGACCAGGCACCACTTGGGTGCTTACGGCCGTCTTCACCATCGCCGGAGACAAATGGTAAAGCGTGTCGTAATCGGCGAAGTAGGCGTCTGTACCGTTCGACCATAGCGAGTGGCAGTCCGTGCCGGCAACGGCGAGTGCAGAGCCTTGACGGCGCTTGAGCGTGCTTTGCGGCGTCAGGTCGGCATTCACTGCCGCCCGGACAAACGATCCTTCACCAGTCTTCAGGCGATAATCTGGCCGACGATTGTTCTCGCCAAGCAATGCGCCGAAGTCAAAAGGCTTATTCGCCATCGCCGCCCCTCATCGCAGCAGCCACAAACGCACCGACTGCGCAGACAGCGGCTATCAGCATTCTCGCCAACTCCGTATCAGTCATTTCCGGCGTCCTTGGCATTATGGTTTGACTCAACGACTCGAATCTCCCCATGATAATTGACGGCGTACCACGGAAACCAGAATGACGATTCGCGGTTAATGGGCACATACTGCGAGATAACCGAGCGCCCATGCAGAATAGGCATGTACAGCACGTGCGGCACGATGAACACTCCAAGGAACTTCAGCCCGTCAGACGCGCGCACAGCCAGATAGCCGCCATGCTCTATGAACTCCGGCAGTGCATAGGTCCAGCAGTTGCCGCGTTTGTGCGTTGGATCAATGCGCTTGCCGAGCATGGCCAGGGCGCAGACGATAGACGCGAAGCACAGGGCGATTGCGCCGAAGAAGACGCTGAGCATGGTCACGAGGAAGTGGAGGGTGGCGCGCATAGCTACATCAACCTCGAAAAATAACGAGGCCCATTAATCCTGGAGAACTGACGCTGTTCAGTGATTCGCGCGAACACCATCTGCCGCAGGAAGCTCAAATCACTTAGATTGATTGCTCCGGTCATTGTCGGAACATTGCCGGTCATGACAATAGCGCCAGATACGCTTGTCAGGCTGACAGACAGGCTCAGAGTTGGCACATTCCCGGAGATGATGATCTCGCCGGTTAGTGGCGTAGAGACAATGCCAAGTGAGATAACCGGAACGTTGCCGGAGATTGCGATATTCCCGGTCGTCGGCGTAATGGCTATGTCTGCGTCGAACGTCGGCGTGTTGCCGGAAATCGACACATCCCCGGTCGTCGGCGTCAGAGATACGGGTAGCGTGAAGCTTGGTGTCTGCCCGGAGAACGATACATCTCCCGTCGTCGGAGTCAGGATTACAGACGCGCCAGTGTTGACGGTCGGCACGTTGCCGGTGATCACGACACTGCCGGTCGTTGCCGTCAGAGATACGGGTAGCGTAATCGACGGCGCATTGCCAGATACAGCAATGTCGCCAGTTGTCGGAGTGAGCGCAACTGCGCCGGGAGCGTCTATCGTCGGCGTGTTGCCAGTGAACGTTACGCCGCCTGTCGTTGCTGTGACCGTTACTGGAAGTGTGATGCTTGGGGCGTTTCCGCTTATTGCCACTCCGCCGCTAGATGGGGTCAAAGCAAGCGGGTTCGTTACGGTCGGAGTCTGGCCTGTGACTACGACTGATCCGGTGCTCGGCGTGAGCGATACCGGGAGCGTGATTGTCGGCGTCTGGCCAGCGAAAGTTACAGACCCGGTTGCAGGATCTAGGGCAACCCCTGCACTGACTGCGGTCGATTGTACCCACCCGCCAAGACCTACCCGAGCAATGTCAGCAGCGTCGTCGTACTGTATCCAGCCGCCGAGGCTGACGCGGGAGACGGTGGTCACGGGTCAGGCCGTCCGGATCTGCGGGTCGAGGTAGACGGTGATGCTGGGCGCGCCAACGACCAGCCGCGCCAGGATTTCGCCGGTCTCTGCCGGCGAGATAGCCGCTCCCGAGTCGCACTTGCCCGACCATGCGGTCGCGTTCTCGCCCGTCCAGGCACCCGTGCCGGCCCCTGCCGCCTGATTCGCCGGGGTGCTGAGCAGAGGCATCCCGTCCGAGTACGATGTCCCAAGGACCGTGCCAGACGTGACCTTTGCCGACCACTCGGACCACACCTCGTCATCCTGGTAGGCCGTCGCGCTCCCGTCTCGCAGGATCTCCAGAGACGGGGTGATGGAGGATACGCCAGAGTGATACGCCGCGATCCATGGAGTGACAAATGGGGTGGCGTGCGAGCAGTTCGCGGTCGTCGTGACCTTCCAGGATTGTGCTGCGGCGCCTGTGGTGTAGTAAATACCAGCGTCAGACACCACCGAGCCAAAGGCATCCGCATAGTGCATGATGCCGTGCGTGTCACCGCTTGAGCAGTCCCGCAGCAAGACTGAAGCGGCCCCCTTGTTGCCCGGCGACTGGCTGTCGAGGGCGACGTAGTTGGCGCCGAGCTTGCAACGGGTCAGTTCGTATTGGCATGGTTGGCCTGCTGAGTGCGGGCCAACTATGCTATTAGCCCCACAGTAACTCAGATCACTATCAAGAAGCCTGACAACGCCACCACGAAGACCCTCAAACAGCACGCTAGGGGAGGCCCCTGACGCACTTACAGTCATGTGACGTAGCTCTGTACCTGTGAATGCCGTTATGGACTGACCGGTAGTGCCAAATATCACCGTTAATCCATCCGCATAGACGAAAGCATTGCTAACTGCTACTGGCCCCAGGTTGATGTATGCCGCTCCTGATGTAGTTCCTAGCCATAATGTCACATCAGACATTTCAAGGTGTGCGCCATCAACAAAGCCTACGCTAACGGTCTTATTAGCGGAACCTCCATTACGCAGAGTAATGCCGTGCAGTCTATAGCGATATGCCCCACCAAGGACCACATTCACGCTCGTTGTAGAAGACCCGAGCCACGCCGTTTCGCCCATCGTAGCCAGCGCATCACTGTTGTCCTTATCGACGCAGATAATAGAGATATCGTTTAGGACCGTCCAGGTCGTATCTGAGGCGAGCGCGTTGTCTCCGGTGTGGTCCTTGTCGACCAGAATGACATCACCCGATGCGGTGGCGAGCGCGATCGCCCCGGCCAGATTGGTCTTGGCGTTGGCCCAGGACAGCCCGTCCCCATTGCTGCCAGTATCAGATACTCGATAGGTCGCCATCAGTCACCCTTTGCCGATCGCAGGCCGAGCAGCGATTCACGCAGCTTGGTCAGTCGCGCCTTGAATACCACGTACTGCGCATCGTCCTTGCCGAACTCGGCTTGTATTTGCGCGTCCGTGAAATCGCCATCTTCGATCAGCCGCAGGATGCGATGAGCGATCTTTGCCAACCGCTCGCCTTCGGCATTGCGGTACGCCAGGCGCAGCCGGTTGCGCAGCTGCGCCTTGGTCTGGTGTTTGAGATTAAGGGCCATGGTCAGTCGTCCAGCAGGCGCTCAAGCTCTGCTGCGGCCAGGGTCTCGGCGAGCGCTGCCGCCCGCGACGCCATCAGCGCATCGCGATCGACCACGCCGTCCCACAGGTAAGGGCCGACGGTGTAGCTATTGCCGTGGCTGTCGATGTGCGTCTCGACCGTCCAGCGCCCGCCGCCTGGCTGCGCATGCTGGTCGGTGACGCGGGAGGAGGAGACGATAGCCATCTTTTACGATGCGCCGGTGACCGTGAACCACCCGTCCGCAGGGCAGTTCAGCGTGAAAGTGTTCCCGGCTGTCACAGTGATGCTGCCGCCTCCCGTATTGAGGTCGACGTAGCCCATGAGCTGCGCCGACCCGGCAACTGCATTGCGTTCGCCGAAGACAGCGTACTTGAACGTCGCATCAGTGCCGGCGAACGCCAGAGCTACCGCGTCGGACGAGAACTTGTACTGCTTGCCGGCGACGACAGAGACCGCTTTTGTCGTCAGCGCGATGCCGCCGTTGCTCCCACCTGTGTAACTCGCGTGCGAAAGCTCAGACGATAGATCGGAGAAAACCGCGTCTGCCGCGTCAGGCGTGTAGGAAGACGTCAGGAACCAGCAAGAAATGGTGTCTGTGTCCGCGTCGAGCGTCCCGTCAAGCGTTTTGCCTGAATGGGTGTTGAAGCTGATGAATGATCCTGCTGCCATTTTTGAATCCTTACGGTGTGGTCGTTACTTGTGGAAACACGGTGAAAGTGCTGTTTGGTGCGCAAATGGCGTCAATGCCGTCGATGCGCGTCAGCTCGATGTCGAAGACATAATCCCTGGCCGATAACAGTGCCGTGTCGGTGTCAGCCAGTCGCAACCACACGACATTCGTCGCCACGTCTATTTCTAGCGTTCCGGCAGTCGTGCTGAAGTTCGCCTCTACGACCCCGCCAATGCGCTTCTTCAGGTCCATGTTGGCCGAGGTGTAGGCAGACAGGTCTTTTGGTGCGTAGAACGCCACTGCTCCAGTGTTGGCGGTGTGCGTGCGGAAACTTAGACTGCTGATGCCGTCAAGATCCAGCGTCGTTGCGTCGATAACCGTGACCTTCGTTAGACCTCGGTCACTTACCGTGTCTGCATTGAGTTCGGTCATACCCTTGGCGTCGACAATAGCCGCGCGCCATCCGTCAGGGATGCCGTGCGGGTCCGTGGTCACGACTCTGGCCGGTGCTGATTTCACAATGCTGGCGATTGGCGCGAAGGTCAGGTTGTTTGTCTCGACGCGGATTGGAATGTCCGCGGATGCGCCTAGCCTGACTTCAATCTTCAGGGCTGAGAGTGTCTTCATTTACTTTTTCTAGTTATGCGAGAGGCGCCACGTCCAGTGAATTGCCTTCCCTGATCCACTCTTCGTTGCGCATACTCTTCTTCTCGCCAAACTCTCGCACAAACTCTGCAAGCGCCGCTGCCGCCTTTGTCGAATTGAAGGTGTCAGCGTCTTGGCGCATGTAGGCTCGATACAACATCCATTGCACCAGCCCAAGATGCGACTCCGGCCTGATTTCCGGCTCGTCGTTGTCGTCAACCAAGTCGGCAAGCGGAAGCC